AACAAATGAGTACAGATCAAAGCTTTACACCTACAGCACAACAGATAGCTAATCAACAGATAGCTAATCAACAGATGACTACAAACCAGATGTACACACCTGATGCAACACCTACAGCACAACAGATAGCTAATCAACAGATGACTACAAACCAGATGTACACACCCGATGTAACACAAACATCGTCAATAGACACACAAAAAATGTTAGATGCGTATAAAGACTATAACCCCTATTCTACCGTACCTAAAGTAACTAATTTTAGTGATCCAGATGTACAAACACCCCCTAAAGTAGAAGAAGTCGTAAATGTTTTAACAGAAAAGGGAATAAAAAATGTATATACTCCTTCAAAAGATTATGCAAACGTTGATTTTGGAGAGTATAACCCACCACAAGCATCCCTTGATCAATACAATCTTGCTAATCCAACGTATGCAGATACAACATCAGACAAATCGTTTATTGAACAACTGTTTGATAAAGACTTGCAGGCTGCAAAAAGGGAGAATACACAAAAAGAAATTGCATCGTTTAGACCATCAGCAAACATGGTAGCACAAGAAGAAATAAGAGCAAGAGATGCAGAAGAGTTTGCCCAAACAGAAGCTAAACGTGCTGAAGAGGAACAGATAGCTGCACAACAACAATTAGCACAATTAATGGCAGAAGAAGAGCGTTCTAAACCAGATGCACCAGAAGTATCAATAGGCGGCCCTGCAGGTATAGGTGGCGTAAGTGTCGGTGAAGCAGGCAGAGGTGGCGGCCCAGATCGTGGAGGTGATGCAGGCGGTGGAGGCTTTGGCGGTGGAGGCGGTAACTCATATGGAGGTGGCCCAATGAACAAAGGTGGCCTAGCCGCAAAAAAACCTAAAAAGAAACTGACAAAAAAATACAAGAAAGGTGGTTTAGCTGCATCTAAAAAATAGCTAAATATGACTGGCTACTCATCCCCCTACCAACATAGGCTACGGTGGCCCCAGTAAAAGGAGACAGAAATGTCTGACGCAGTAATGGCAGAAGAAGTAAAGCCAGAAGAAAAAGTAGCATTTGCAAATCGTAAATACTCAAATGAAGATAGAATTAAAAAAGAAGAAGAAGAACTAGCAGAACTAATTGCGGAACAAAAAGGTGAAGCTAAAACAGAGGAAGAGGCAGAAGAAAAAGAACCTACTAATGCTGAAGAAAAAAGCTTTAAAAAAAGATACGGTGACTTACGTAGACATTCACAAAAACAACTACAGGAACATGTAGATAAAATAAATACTTTACAGAAGCAATTAGAGCAGTCCACTAAACAAGAAATTAAACTACCTAAGTCTGACGAGGATATTGAGGCATGGGCTAAAGATTACCCTGATGTCGCAGCCATAGTAGAAACTATAGCAATTAAAAAGGCTAAAGAACAAGCGTCTGGCTTAGAAGCTCGTGTAAAAGAAATAGACGAAATGCGAGAAAAGGCAAACAGAGATAGAGCAGAAGTAGAGTTAATGACTGCACATCCTGACTTTGCTGACATAAGAGACAGTGATGAGTTCCATGAATGGGCTGAAGAACAACCTAAGTGGATTCAAGATGCTTTATATGAAAATGACAGTGATGCAAAAGCAGCATCAAGAGCTATAGACTTGTATAAAGCAGACAAAGGTATTAAAACTAAAAAGCCTTCTTCGGGTAAGGATGCAGCTAAAGCAGTATCTAAAACAAATAGCAGAAGTGAGCCTGCTAGTGAAGAGGCTGGAGTTATAAAAGAATCAGTTGTGCAAAAGATGTCTGCACAGCAATACGAGAAAAATGCAGATAAAATTATGGAAGCTATACGATCAGGTAAGTTTGTATATGATATATCTGGCAATGCTCGTTAAAAAGGTATTGACATATTTATACAATTATGTATAACTATATGTACAATGTAGTTGCGTAGCCTCTGTAAAGATTACCTACGCAACTTAATAATAGCAAACAGCAATAATAATATAGACTACCTAAAGTCTTTTGGCCCATTGATGTAGAAGTCGGCCAACTTTTACTAAAATGCACCCTATAAGATTTAGCCACTACATGAATACTTGTTTCGTTTGCATCTGTAGAAAATCCAAAGGAGAATTAAAATGGCATTTTCAACTGCGGCTGGGTATGGTAACTTACCTAACGGTAACTTCTCACCAGTCATATACAGCAAACAGGTGCAACTTGCGTTCCGCAAAGCATCAGTTGTAGGAGCTGTAACAAACTCCGACTATTTCGGAGAAATTGCTAACATGGGGGATTCTGTAAAAATTATCAAAGAACCAGAAATCACCGTGAAAGAGTACGCACGAGGTACAACTATTACACCTCAAGATCTTGATGACGAAGATTTTTCATTGACCATTGACAAAGCAAATTACTTTGCATTTAAAGTTGATGACATTGAGGAAGCACATTCACACGTCAACTTTCAAGACCTTGCAAGTGATCGTGCTGCTTACCGTTTGGCTGACCAATTTGACCAAGACGTTCTTGGTTACTTGTCAGGTTACAAACAATCAGCATTGCATGGCACAGCAAATGCAGTTAACACAACCGTAAATGGTTCAGTTGCTGTATCTACTGCTGCTACTAACGAGTTATTAGCATCTATGCAAGTAGACGCTGCTGACTTTAATAGTGGTACAAGCGGTAACTCAATCGTTGCTGTTCCTCGTGCAAGCGGAGATAGCTTAAACACAACTACTGCTAAAGCATCACCATTGTCAATCATCGCTCGTATGTCAAGAAAACTTGACCAACAAAACGTTGACACAACTGGTAGATGGCTTGTAGTAGACCCAGTGTTTGCAGAGCTTCTTCAAGACGAAGACTCACGTCTTCTCAATTCTGACTTCGGTGGATCTGGCTTACAAAACGGATTAATCTTGAACAACGTTCATGGTTTTAAAGTTTATATGTCAAACAACCTACCAGCAGTTGGTAACGGTGCAACTGGTGCAACATCAACAGGAAGCACACACTTTGGTGTGATCGTTGGTGGTCATTCATCAGCAGTTGCAACAGCAGACTCAATCAATAAAACAGAAACCTACAGAGATCCTGATAGCTTTGCTGATATTGTTAGAGGTATGCATATGTACGGCAGAAAAATATTGCGCCCAGAGGCTTTAACTCGTGCAATATATGTTTCTGGTATATAAGGGGGGATTAGATAATGGCTACAATTACAGCAACACTTGCTAATACTCACGGTTCTTCTGCAAGAGGAAGACAACCTTATTACGTTCAGCAAATCGTTGACCTAACAGCTAACAGCATTAATCCTAATGGTGATGTTGTGCAGTGTATTACTGTACCTGCAAACACCAAAATTATTGCTGCAGGTTTTCAGGTAACTTCAAGTGCGACACAAAATACTGGTACAGACGCAACAGCTATTCTTGGAACTGCTGTTGATGACAACGAGTATGTTGCAGCATTTGATATTGACGGTGCATCTGACGGAGCTTACGCACCATGTGCTACTCCTGCAGGAGAAGTAGTTATTACTTCAGCAGATACTTTAGACTTAACACTAGCAGGTGGAGGAGCTTCCTTCACAGCAGGTGAAATTAGAGTATATGCAGTCCTAATGGATGTCAGTGACGTTGGTGAAATGGAAGCAGACGAAGTTGATCGTGATCAACTAGCATAATAATATTTAGTGAGGCAGGGCAACTTGCCTCACTTTTTATCATAGGAATTACAATGGCTGAAACATACCTTACATTAACAAATAAAGTTATAGCTAGATTAAATGAAGTTGAGTTAACATCAGCTAATTTTACATCTGCTAGAGGAATACAAGTACAGTGTCAGAACGCTGTCAATGAAGCTATTCGGTATATTAATCAAAGAGAATACAACTATCCGTTTAATCATGCTACTGCTACAGAGACTCTTACAGCAGGTACAGTAAAATATACTGTTCCTACCTCTACTAAAGTAGTAGACTATAATACATTTAGATTAGTAAAAGACTCAGACTTAGGTAATGGATCTATAAGTCTAAGCCCACTAAACTACAACGACTATCTAAGAAGCTACGTAGAACAAGAAGATGAAATACAAACTACAACATTAAGTCAGTCTCATACTGACTCTGTAACTACATTAACAGTAGCAAGTACAACAGGATTTGATAGTTCAGGTACTGTTTTTGTAGGCAATGAAGTTATGACATATACAGCAGTAGGTTCTTCAACGACTCTTACTGGTGTCACTAGAGCTACTGGTGGAACTACTGCAGCAGCACACGCAAGTGGCGTACAAGTTGCACAGTTTGACAATGGTGGAATACCTAAATACGTAACAAGAACTCTTGACAATAACTACATACTATATCCTTTTCCTACAAAATCTTACTCATTAAAATTTGACTACTTTACTTTTCCAGCAGACTTAGCTGCACATGGTGACACTACTACTATACCTGACAGATTTGCTGCAGTTATAATAGATGGGGCTACAGCATTTGTGTATCAGTATCGTGGTGAAATGCAACAGTATGGTGTAACATTTACACGTTTTGAAGCTGGCATAAAACACATGCAGACTTTGTTAATAAATAGATATGACTATTTACGATCAACTTATATACCACAGTCTTCAAATTATATAGGGTCACGAACATCAACTAGGATTATTTAATGCCTGAAACTTCACAAATAAGTCCAGTAGCTTTTAACTGCGAGGGGGGTTTGGGATTAAACAAATCTACTTTTTTAATGCAACCCGGAGAAGCTCTTGAGTTACAAAACTTTGAACCAGATATTGGTGGTGGATATAGACGTATAAATGGTTTTAACAAATATATAAATCATATTGTTCCTCAAACTACGACAAGCTCAGAAGCAGTATTAATGTGTACTGTTTTTTCTGATAATGT